TGGGCCAACAAGGAAGTTCCAGTTGGTGGCGCTGCCCATGAACGGCGCAAAATATTGAGGCTGACCAACAGTAGTAGAATCACCACAAACCGCATCCAAATACTCACGAGTTGTCGCAAGAAGGGGAACCCGGATGCCAGAATTGGGGTTAGAGGTGCCGGAAGGAGTGATCAAATTGATTTGTTCTGGAACCACAAAGACGCTCGTTGGCACCGTTATTTGGCGGCTGCCAGTCGCAAGGCTATAGGATGTAGAGGCTATGGACGTAAAAATCAGATCTAAGTCGCGATATATGCGGTTTTCAGCATAAGTAATCATTTGGGGCAAAATGGTCGCAAAATTGGTGTCTGACGAGGACACTACTGCCATCGTCGAGATTTGGAGAACATAACTGGTAGTACCAGTAGCTGTTCCGTCGTAAGATAACCCTGTAGTCACAGCAAAATCTCCGCGTTACAGGTACTATACCACTTAACGCTTTCCAGCGCACCAGCCTTCACGTCGGGCATTATTCTGTTTAACTTCAATGATCGTCCCGGTTGTGTCCTTGGAAGACCACGAAACATCCCGCCAAACAGTGCAGACAGCCACGTCAGTCTCTTTTGTGACCATCAGACTTGAGCAACCCATCAGGGGAAGTATCAACATCGTCGCCAGCAGTAACCGCATTTTGTGTTCTCCTCAGAACATCCGCAGTAGCGGCAGCCTCAACGCTATCAATAGCGTCAGACCGTATCTTCATGTACGTGCTAAACACTAGCACAGCAGCCGCCAAGGCAATAGCGGCATACCGGCCAATGGGGGTAAACAGGAGACTAAACACCGTGCTCCTCCATATGCTGTTTCCGGAAATACCAGATCATTGCGCCAAGCCCGATAACCGCACCCATGATGAGGAAATTTGGGTTATGCAGTAGTGCCATGATCTTATCGGCAGTATCTGACGCATCTTGAGCTTGATCAGCCACCTCTTTCACCACCCCGACCCCACCCAGACCGGCAGTAACAATGGCTGCGTTACCCTGTTTGCTGTCCCTCATGGTGGGGGCAACTACTGGATCTGGCTGCGCCCTTTGCTCATGCTCATCATCCGTAGGCTCTTCCACAGGAGCACTGATATGGATTGGCGCACCATCGCTCCACCAAGCAGCCTCAGCATGGCGGCGTCTGACTAGTCCTTGAAGCACTTGGGAACCTTTTCCGGGTACTTTCCCTTTGGTCCACTTCATAAGCTCGGCAGGAACTTCATCAAATTTGGCTGCATTGACCTTTTTAAGCAAGGTAGAATTGCGAAGGTTTCCAGCGCCAGCATTGTAGGTGAAGTCCACCAGCACATCGAACTGATGCTGAGTAAGGGGCTGATGCACCATGTCGTACACTTCGGTCTCGTATTTGACCAAATCGCGGCGAAGCATGTCTTCAGCCTGCTGTTGGGTGATGACCATACCATCCAGCACAGCAGGCTTACCGGCATCAGAGGTGTGGCCATAACCAATGGTGCAGACACCAGCCGGACACCTGTAAGCCTTAAGCTTACATCCCTCAAACTTTTTAATCAGGGCATCAATACCCTCTTGGCTCATTTGCATAATGCACCCTTTATTTGTCGGCTTTTCCATCAAGCTTATCCCAAATACGCTGGAACATGCTTTCAATATGATCCATGCGCTTATCAAGGTCATCTTTCAACACATAGGTTTTTGGAAGGTCAGTTTCGAGGCTATGTAAATCATCCTTTAACTTTTGAACGGCCCCCCACAACTCTCTAGCTAACCATCCTATGGTGGCAAGAATGGCCGCTATGGCCAGATTGATCGTATTCTGGTCCATAGCGGCCCACATTTTTACGCTGAAGCCCAAGGCAAAGCTGGTGTTACAATTGGCGGATTGTTCAAATTTGAGATCTGGGTCGCCAAAGATGCTTCAATTGAGGCAACCTGTGACGCCCCCATCGCCATCTGTGTCCACCCGACCACTTGAGGCTGCGTCAACTGCGCATAAGGTGTATATGGAGTGCCTGGGACATATATGACACTCTGTGTGCCGTAACTTGTCACGTCATATTTCCCGTCTGTAGCGTTAACTCGCCAGTGGATGGTGAATACTACATCAGTTTGCGTGTCATACGTCGGGTAGCAGTCCATCTGCTCCATAAGCCAGTTGTAAGTAATAGCCATCTCACTACTCCCGTTCGTTGCCAATATTCTATCAGATTACTGGCTCGGTGTCGCTAGTTTTGGCCTCACTGTAGAAACGAACATTGCTTTTTAGGCGTTCGTCATGCGGGTTTAGATCTGCCGCAATCTTCCCTTCCCGCAAGGCAATATCCTTCAAACCAAGGTTCCATGCAGAAATTGCGGCCAAATCATGGGGTTGATAGCCCCAAACTTCCGGGTCGCAAGTATATACCAGTGCCCTATCAACAATTTGCAGCGTCCGTGATGCATAGGCAAAACATTCTGGCCACCGTGCCTGCCTATACATAAGCATAGCTAATTCGCACCAAGGTTCACGGGTATTGGGGGCTTCAGATGCCGCCATTTGAAAAGCCCGTTCCGCCTCTGCAAAGTTGCCTAATTCATTGTAACAACGTCCCATAACCCGGTACGCATAGCACCGTTCGTTTTGCCATGTAGCCCTAGGAAGCTGTAAATAGCGTTTACAAGCCTCAATAGATTGCCACCATTGAGAATGGAAACTTAGTTCTCGAGCATAATAAAACGCATTGCGCGGACAAGCCGGGTCTTCATTCACCGACAATTCTAAAAGGTCTAGGTACTGACTCCGGCTCTTGGTAGGGTCAGGCATATGGACGGCAACAAGGAAGTCTGTTTTCGCCCAAACTTCTGTAATTCGCCCATCTGGGATTGGGTATTCGTGGCAAGGATGGTGCCACATATATCCGTGCTTGGCATGAATTTTTTCATAGTAAAATTGGATACCGCAACCCCAATCAAACATATAGCGAAGACGAGTAGTGACCCCGATTTTCCAAACTGCCTCGATTGCTTTCCGCCAGCCGGGTTGAAGCACTTCGTCGATGTCGAGGCTGATGCAGATGTCCATGTCTCCCGGCACCAATGCAAGAGCTGCATTACGAGCCAAGTCAAATCTCCAAGGAGATATGCTAATGTGATGAACAGTCGCTCCATATTTATACGCTTCTTCTGGAAGACCATCATCTGACCCCGTATCTGCAATGAGTATCATGTCGGCATCTTCAGCCGATTCGCAAAATCTAGGAATGAAATGAGCTTCATTCTTGCTAATTGCGTAGACGCAGATCCGTGGCTTAATCGGGTAAATTGACCAAATAAAGACGCCGATTTCGTTGTCAATGTGCGACCATGTTGGCTGGCCAAAAACCCGAATAACATCGGCCTCTGACCAATTGTCCGTAATGTGGGCCTCGTATGGATTTCCCTCGTACTCATCTTGAGGATACGGGCCAATCGGGATGCTGACTACAACGGTGTCAGCGCATTCCTTCAACTTGCAAAAGACCTTGGCGGCCTCCTCCTCCGTCATATGCTCTAGCACATCCCCGGCAAAGGCTACGTCATACTTAGCAACGGGCTCCCATGTACGGGCATCTTCTATGTACAGATACCCGTACAAGTCACTGAGTTTGTATTCTTCGTCATATGGTTCCCAAACCTCAATCCCCGTCCATTCAGCGTCAGGGAACATTTTGGCATACGTACCAGACCCGCAGCCAACATCCAGCATCTTTTCATGCGGGACACGGGATACGATGTTTTTGATATACTTCTTGCCACTGTTGGAACTGAACGGCATCGCTACTTCCCCCTAGAAGTTTTCAAAGTGTATTACTTAGCTAAGGCCCAAGGAACAAATATACCTGTTCGCTAGAAGTTGTGAGCCCAAAGCAGTAGGATGAAGACCATCTTGGTAACATCCATTAACCGTAGTCATAGATGCGTATGTTGTTCCACTATTGTCCACGAATGGACCATTGTAAAGATCCACGTATTGGCAACCTAAAGATGTTGCTAAATTTATTATTGCAGTGTTATAGTCGGCACGTGTTCCGCCAGTTGCTTGGAAAGTTACAGAAGGATCTGGATTAGGCGGAAGTGTCAAAACTACAGTACCTGCATTGGTGCCCGTAGTTAGGCCAGAGTAAATTGTAGATAGCTGGGATGTATAAACTGACGGACTGGAGACAGCACGATTAGCATCGTACATTGATACCGTACCCATAGCTAAAACATAAATGGGCGCAGAGCCACCAGCGGAAGATGTATTGATGATGCAAGATTGAATATCAGCAGTTGCCGCTGTGTAATCTGCAATTGCATACGAATTTCTTCCAGCGGTAATTACATTTATAAAACCTTTGGTATACCCGTTATATATATTAGTAGGATGCAAAGTTAAAATATTCATTGAAGATCCGCTATTAAGGTAAATAGCAAAATCAGGGTTAGACCCTCCAACCCAAGTGCTTGTGCTAATAGCATAGGCAGCAGCAGTTCCAGTTAATGTTATAGGGCCTGCGATGGGAGATGCGTATCCTTCTTGGTACACAACAAAACTTCCGCTACCATATGCAACAATAATAATATAGTTTGGGGGACTAGATGCATCTACGTTAAACGCAATGTAAGATGTTCCCGGGGTTGTTAATTGTATACCAGGGTATGTGTATGCAGGATAAGGGCCGCTGCCAGGTGCATAAACTGCAGGGTGCGAAAATGGGCCAAAATTGGCTTGTGCCACACCGGCATAGGCAATAATCTTTAAAGGTGATGAGGCTCCACCATTAAATGGAGTTGCGGTATAATCATCTGATGTTATGCATCGTGCATTCCAACCAGAACTAACATATCCGGAATAGGCATTAATGGCTTGCTGGACCAAATATGGATACCCGCTTGTCATTTGGAGACCATACCCCCAAGTGATCGAGTCACCCACAAACATCATATCGCGTTTTTTAGAGGTAGTTGAGGTAATGTAGGGAGATGTTTGGAAAACTTGCTTCCAAGATGTAGAATCTTTGACCCAAACAGATTGTACGTTTCTTGTAGTTCCAGAACTATCTTTAACGGCAACGGCATCAGATAGCGTATTGTT